GTCTACTAACTTACTTGGTTTGTTATCGTGACTGGTTACAAACCCTTCCGGTTTTGTTTTATTACCAGCAACATGATGCTCAAACTCAGTGTGCGACGACATAGCATTTACAAGTGTATTCTTAGCTTGTTGTAAATGGTGATGAATGTCCAGTGCTCTTTTGAAGTGATGTTTATTGGCATCCACATGGTCAGTGTGAGTCTTGGCCATATCGCGTTTCTGTTGTTTGGCCTTATCAGTCTTTACCTTATCTTCCATCTTCTTGTGTTCAGACTTTAGATGGGCCTTATAACCCGCAACGGTAGGTTTTGTACTTTCTCTCACAGTCTTATTGATATAGGTATTCAGATGAGTATTGTGTTTATGAGCGCTCACAGCCTCATCATGTCCCTCTTCTTTACTATTGAAGTGTTTTGTAGCCTGTTTCATATGACCCATAAACTTCTTCTCATGATCATCGGTATAACCAGGGTGTCTTTCACCATGGTGTGATACATGAGGTGATACTACATGAACATCTGGGTGATGATGCAGTTGCGAAGTGTCAGCATTGTAATGTGCTTCCATATGCTCAAGGCTGTGACCTTTGTACTCAGTATGTGGTACAACACCTATCTTGGACTTTGCAATGGCCTTACCATGCTTTGAGTTCTTAGGTGTAGAGTATGTAATCGTATTGGGTGTAAAGGAATATTTGCTCATGGTTATTTACTAAACTTTCTCTTATCTCTAATTAAAGCGTCTTGTTTCCACTTTTGTAATTTACCTTTTCTTTTACCAGAATCGACTGTATCATCTTTACTGATTGGTTTTTTTACTGCTAATTTATCGCTGCGAAGACTATCTCTTTTAGCATCCTGTCTTTCTTTACCTTTCTTCACCATATCTTTCATATGCTGTTGACCCTGAGGATCTTTTCTCACAGCCTTAGCTAGACCTTGTAATTTTTTCACATTTTTCTTATGGTCATGTTTAGCATCGTAATAATCATCTTCTACTTCTTGATGAGTCTGACTGTGATCATCGTCAGTATCGTGCCAATGACCATCCCTTTCTAATTTGGACAGGCGAAGTTCTTTTTTAGAATCCATGGTGTCTTTCATTTTCCTTTTTAAAGCACCCATTTTCTTTAGGTTCTCTTCTAAAAATTCTTTGTACGTTTTCATTCTTTGTGTTCCTCTACGTCGCCGTGTGGGTTTGATTTTGATTTAACACCTGAATGCATGAGGTCACCCTGATACACTTTACCTTTTGGTGTTATCTTTTTAAGATGTTTTAATGCGCCGTGAAGCTTCTGTGCCAGACCAGGTGCGTGACCGTGATTTCTTTCGATATCTTCATGAGTGTGGTTTATCTTAGGGTTCTTATTAAAAACAGATTTAGAACCAACAAAGAACTTACCGTTTTCTGGATGATGGCCCCAAACAATTGAGGGTGCACCATCGTACTTGGTTGTGATTGAGTGACCTTCACGCTGGTTACCTTTCAAGGCATGGTGCGTGTTCATGAGTGAATGAAATGCGTGGTGAAAACCCTCGTCCCCGGAATTGTGGGCGTGGTCTTCTACATGGTCAAGATGAGTGAGTTTCTTTGTATCAGTAGCAGCTTCTGATAAAATACGATATTCTGAGAATGTGAGCATCACGGTGTTCCTATACCTAACATGACTTTATTTATAAGTCCATATCTTTCAATACTGATATTATTTTTTCCGTATTTATTGGCCATACCCGATTCAAATATTCGCCACTTTCCCACCACTCAACAACATCAGGTATCTTTCTATAGTAAAATCTAGGTACATAAAGTGTTTCGTGATTAAACATACTGTCAATCATAGCATAGATGATATATTGTCCTGTTAGTTTTTCGTCAGAAAGTCTATTGATAATAGTGACCTTTTTACCTTCTGTCCATATTAAATTGTGCATAGCCGTACCTAAAAATCCTGCTACGTGAGTAGCATTTGTCACTAGGTTTATCTGTTCGCCTATACTGAGTTCTTCTGGTGATATAATCTCGTAATTCTTTTTTGCGAAAAATTTGTCTATCTCGTAACTTCCTATAATTTTGGATGAAGAAAGTTTTTTTCTAGTAAAGAATATTTTTTTAGGAGAATTCTTTTTTGTTATTAACTTGTTTGCTATATGGTGTGTCGTTTTTTTGAACTCTTCATGTATATAAGCTTTCACAAAGGTTGAAGAACTATCGGGTACTATAACTTTAGAGTATTTTGTAGGCGACCTTAATATAATGACTCTTTCGATATCGATATCAAAAGACTGAAAGAAACTTTCTAATTTTTTATTATGGGTTTTCTTGAACGGAATAGGTTCATGGTGTCCATTTTTTGCTTGTAATAATTTTAGAAAGGAAGTTTCCTGTATCGAATCTTCTGTATAAAAACTGGTTAGTACAATGTCGCCTTTGTAATCATTGTTTTTTAACCACCACATTTTAGGCAAAATATCTATTAGAAAATGCCCCCAGTGTATGTTGTTTTTTTCTGATTCCATAATAAGAGCAGAACCTAAAAACAAAACTTCTTTGTCTATTGAGGGCATCTTATCATTTTTTTTCACAAATTGTAGTAACATTCTTTTTCTTCGTTCTAAATTTGTGCGTCTTTCGAGTGCCCAGTTGTATCGGCGCGGCCCGCATTGGGTCAATTCTGTAGCAAGATTGTCGGCTCTGTAGTTAGAATCGGATTCTACTGTCTCGAAATCCTTTAAAAGTGTAAAGTGATTTAATGTAGTACCGGAAACAGTAAACATATCTTTGAACGGGTTGATAACTATATCATTATAGACCTTATAACCTAAAGGGCCATCATCGTCATAGGTACAATAATTGTTGGCGACTTCATGTTCAACAAACTGTGATGTTTCTGTATCAAAAATGTTGTATTTAATTTGTTTCATATTGTCGAGACCAAAAAAAAGGGGACCGAAGTCCCCTTATGTATTACTCAGTCAAGAGTTGTTTTCGTTCACCGATAACGATTTTTCTTGCCTTCTTATGTTCTGGTATTACATTACGCAATTCGATACGCAACATACCATCAGACAAACTGGCTTCGACCACCTCGATTGTATCAGCCAGAGTAAATGCGCGTTCAAAGCTTCGTTTTGCGATACCTCGGTGCACATAATCAGCCTCTTCTTTCTTTTCGACCGAAGCTGTCACAGTCAACACCTGTTCTTTGAGTTCAATAGACAGGTCTTGCTCAGTGAAACCAGCCACTGCAAGCTCAACGATATAATTGTCATCGTCTATCTTTACAATGTTATATGGTGGATAAGATGGTGCCTTTGTTTCAGATAGTGAATCGAGACGACGCAGAGCGCGGTCGAATCCTACTGTAAAAGGGCTGTAAGATGGGAATGGACTTCTTGTGATAGTCATATTGATTCTCCTATATTAGCGAGTGATTAAAAGTGGATACCCTTTCGGCATATCCACTTTTATTTATACGACGCGAACTTTATTCTATTGCTATCGCTTTTGCGCCTAGTTTCAGGTTCTCTTCAGCAGTTTGTACGGCCATGTTTTCCATGGTTGTTTTTCCGCCTTGAGAGTGTGGTTCGATGTGACCTGCGTGATAATCAGAAGTATGCAGTTTACCAGGTTCAATAACCTTACCACCAGGTGTAGTAAAATCTTGATTTACCGCTTGCACAAACATTGAATTGCGATCTCCTAGACTACGCTTTTTATCAATTTCGATAAAGTAGTTTTCAGGAGTCATGTGGTCACGAATGATATCATTGCGATGGTAGTTACTCAAAGACTTTTGACCACCAAGCATGAAGTCGAAACTTTTAGATGTACCTTCAGACACTTTAAACTCTCTTGGGTCCTGCATAGCTTTGCCTACACTTTTCACATAGGTGTCAACAAACTTTTCCTCTCTTCCCTCAGCGAACCTGAATTCGTTATGAGATTTACAAATTTGTGCGTAGATCACATACAGGTCAAAAATCGAGTTAATCTTAGCTAGATCTTTGAGACGGTCGTGCTTCATGACAAAAGACATGAATTTTTTGAGACGCTTTGCGAACTTACCGGTGTTTTTATCTACCATTGAATCGGTATAAACAGCATCAAGTTTAGCTGGAGCTGTGCACGAAATTTTCTCCAGCCTGATGTCATTTGAAATACCATAATCAATCATAGCAAGAGACATGAGAAAGTCGTCAACCACACGACGATTAATCTGTGTGCCTTTGTACCATGATTTGAAAAAGTCTCGGTACTCCCGAGCACTCTCCCTTATCACACTTGCGATGTTTGAGGTGAAACAGTTGCGCTGCTCTGGGTTGTTCAACGGTACACCGTCATTGATGCCGAAAAACATTTCGGACAGTTGGTCTCTGCGAGCTGTAGCAATAACTGTCACAGCGACGTTAACATCGTTAATGATGTGGTCGCGAAGTGTTTTTGAAAGGTTTTTAAAGTTTTTGTTACCTTTTGTGACTTCTACAACTACGCGATCTCCTTCGTCGTCATACCAAGAATACTCGCCTTCCATAAGAGACACTTTTCCTTTAAAGAACTGTTGTGTGCAACCACATCGATTGTTTGAATCGATGTTTAGGTAAGAAGTTCCCTGGTTCAACCAACCCTGGAAGTACCGCATATCTGAGATATAATCCTTCTCTGTAGCAAGGTCCAGACTCCTTTTTACATCGCAAAGAATGTATGGCGATGGTGCCATTCCTCGAATTGCATTGCTCATGTAACTCGATTGGTGTGCGGGCGTCCAACGGGTGCCGAATTCATTCGCCTGAAACGCAGGATCAATATCGATCAACCCTTTGGTCAAGAGATCGTTAATCTGGGTCATAGGAATGACCTTCGTTTGACTTTGAACAGATTCAAGTTTTGTAGTAGCTTTACGCATTTTCATTTCCTCATAGTTAATTAAAGTTATTGCTTAACGCGGGTCCATTATAACATATCCATAAGGGTTTGTCAACCCCCTATTTGTTATAATAATTTAAGAGATATAAGAACTCTTAGAACTGATATGGGATGCGCTTGTGTCGTGGAACATCAAAGTAGTCGTAGGCTTCTTTAATTGACGAGCGCGGGATGGTCACATCGTTATGTGCGAAGTTACCAGAGAACCACTGTAGAGCGGTCTTACCTTTGAAAGGTCCACTTAACAGAACGTGTGGTTCTACATCGAGCGATGGACCACTTTCTTCAAAGGTTTCATCCAAACTGGATAGGGCGTTAAATACCTCGGCAATGTCCTCATGAATGGACAATAGGTCGTCTTCAATACGGGCCACGGTATTCACCAGGCGTTTCATACCTGTATTCAAATTTTCATTTAGCATAATCTTTTAATTCCTCTTCTATCATTGCAAACATATCTTCCGTACAATCGGAATGGTTTTGTATGGCATCTATTACCTGCGACATACGGTGTAAATCATTAAACAATGGTTCAAGCTTTCTTTCAAGGCACTCGGTGCGCCTTCTAATATACTCAAAATCCTCCTTTACCTCCTCAAAAAACATATCTTTCACTTTATATCCTCTTATAAAAAGAAGGGGTAAGATTACCCCTTCACGCACATCACCTGCTTTAAAGTATACTGTACTTCTACCAAGTCCTTTTGTGCAGCCATTACCTTATCAATGTCCTTATATGCACCAGGTATTTCGTCAATAACATCCTTATCTTTTCGACATTCAATACCTTTTGTTTGGCGAATCAAGTCATCCTTTGTATACTTTTTCTTCGCCGCATTACGGGACATTTTACGACCTGCACCGTGCGAACACGAGTGTAAGGACGGTACATTACCTTTACCTTTTACGATGAAAGACTTAGCACCCATCGAACCAGGTATAATACCTAAATCACCGTCACGAGCTCGCACTGCACCCTTACGAGTGACCCACAAGTTCTTACCCATGTGATTTTCTTTTGTAATGTAGTTATGATGGCAGTTGATTGCATTTTCAAGCAAATCCATATCCGGAAATACAGAACGCAAAACATCGACCACACGACCCAACATCACTTGGCGATTAGACCATGCGAAGTTTTGTGCTTGGCTCACAGCATCCACATACTGGTCAAAGTGTTCAGAACCTTCTACCAAATATGACAAGTCATTATCTGGTAAAGATATGAACCACTTCTCCATGTCCTTCTTAGCCTGTTCTATAAACTTGCGACCAATCATATTACCCACGTTACGTGAACCAGAGTGAAGCATAATCCACACATCTTCGTTTTCGTCCAAGCATAATTCGATAAAGTGATTTCCACCACCTAACGAACCAAGTTGTAACTCTGGGTTCTTTTGGTCTTCTACCAAGTAAGACTTGGTCTGTAAACGGTTCCAGTGAAACTTCGCATGGTTGTCCATCTCTTTGTTACGATTCATACCAACAGGTACTACGCTCTCAATTTGAGAACGAATGCCTTTCAGCGAATCTGGTAAGTCAGAACCACGAAGCGAAGTCTTCGCCGCAATCATTCCACAACCAATGTCAACACCCACCGCAGCAGGTATCACCGCACGATGCGAAGCGATAACAGAGCCAACAGTCGCGCCTTTACCGTAGTGAACGTCTGGCATTACAGCTACATGCTTTACAAATGGTAAAGACGATACGTTTTCGACCTGACGCTTTGCTTCAGTTTCTACTGGAACACCGTCAGTAAAATATTTCACTTTATTCATAATCACCACCAACTATCGTAATAAACATGATACCCTTGGTCGATTGCCTCATGGCATCTATCAATGGTATCTAAAAGGTACTTTTCATCCTTTTTTGAGAAGTCATAAGACCCGTAAAAGAACCCATCACCATCATATCGGAGAATTTTCAAATTCTTAACATCCTCTTCTAACTCATCTAATAGCGCATGAGTCATGGTCAAAGCTTCACAATTAAACTCGCCAGTATTACCATTCTCACGCCACTTGGCTTCCATCCAGTTTTGAATGTGGCGCACCTTGCGCCAGTATGCGACCTCGATGGTATCACCTTCGTCTGCACCATCTTTGATGCGCTTCCACATGTATTGGTCAAGACCCATTATATAATACTCCTATAACAAAATTGGCAGGTCTGCCTGGATTCGAACCAAGACTGAGAGAATCAAAACCTCTAGTGCTGCCATTACACCACAGACCTATAAATTGGCGCGCCCGGCAGGACTCGAACCTGCAACCCTCGGCTTAGAAGGCCGATGCTCTATCCTGTTGAGCTACGGGCGCATTAAAATTGGTGACTCCTACGGGATTTGAACCCGTGTTCCTACCTTGAAAGGGTAGTGTCCTTACCTGACTAGACGAAGGAGTCCTAAATTGGTGGAGAATAGGGGAATCGAACCCCTCCTTCAAGAATGCAAATCTTGCGTGCCCCCGTCAACACTTATTCCCCGTTATAACTTGGCGGAAAGGGAGGGATTCGAACCCCCGATACCTTTCGGTATGTCGCATTTCAAGTGCGGTGCATTCAACCAGACTCTGCCACCTTTCCATTAATTGGTCTCGGTGAAAGGATTCGAACCTCCGACCCTCTGGTCCCAAACCAGATGCGCTACCAAACTGCGCCACACCGAGTAAAACTGGAGCAGGTGAGGAGAATCGAACTCCTGTCCTCGGCTTGGAAGGCCGTGATAATACCATTATACTACACCTGCTATGAGTAAGATGTGAGACGCTTCCTAGAAATCAAGTCCTTGTAGTACAATCATTCTCCACGCTACCTCACATTTTAACGCACCTTACTAAATGCGGGTTACTACCATCGGCCATTTTTTCACAAGAGTTACCTTGCTTCTTTTCATCGGTATATGCTCACCGACTAGACAGAAAACAATTCTGACACGTATGTTTGGCTCCTCGGGCAGGGCTCGAACCTACGCCAGGCTGATTAACAGTCAGCTGCTCTACCAACTGAGCTACCGAGGAATAAAATTGGTGGATGGGGTAGGATTCGAACCTACTCAGCACTAGGCCACTGGGTTACAGCCAGCTTATCTCTCCAAGGAATGCCCATCCGTAATTTGGTGCTCTCGCCAAGAATCGAACTTGGTTATCGGGGTTACAAATCCCGCGCATCGCCAGCAATGCTTCAAGAGCAATGTCTTATATATGTTATCCTTATATGAGTCTCAGGTTTTCCAAGACTTCCTCTACCCGAGTCTCGGTAAGAAAACCAACCACAGTATCGTTGTTAGTGATACCAGGCACTTCGACCATATCGTCGGTCTCTGGGTCGAAGAATCCCATTTCGTAGAGTCCTCTGTCTCCACCGTAACTCATCGAGCTTCTTACGATTGATACCTTATGTTGTCCAACCGTAACCCATGCTTGTACTCCAGGAACACCCATATGATTTGTGTTCTTAAAATTAAGGTCTTCAAATTTCATTTTTCTTTATACTCAGTTGTACCATCCGGCCATATTATTAGAGTTTTAACACCGTGTCTCTTGTCGCGCCGTCTAGCATAGTCATGAGTATACCATGTGCCTCCTTTGCTAGACCATTCACTTTGCCACGGAATCACAATAAGAAGATTCACGCTATCGACTATGTTCCTATTTCTCTTAAAGTGAGAAAATTTTTCTTTACACTCGTCATAAGGAACATAAGCTCTTAATTCATCCTTCTCTGAAGGATGACTAACAATCCTCATTCCTAGCGTTTTTGCTAGAAGCGCAGCCTCGGCATCGACACCGACACAATCGCCGTGATGAAATTCCGTAGTATTTGTATAAGTCTCCAGAATAGATTGTAATTTGCTAAACTGCGCTTTAGTACATCCGCTTCTAGTACCAGTAATTCCAATTTTCATAGGTTCCATAACATTAACCTCTCCGCATCTTCGCACTAGCTTCAATCATTTCCGAACCTTTTACCACAGGCACCGAATTGCTCTTATGTAGAGAAGCAATACCAATCAGGTAGTCGCCAGTATAGTGTACAGATTCTTTCTTAGAAGTATCGCTCGGTGCCTTAACACTAGCACTCGGAATATCCGAGTGGTCAGCACGCGGAGAACGATATGACGGTATCTCATTAGATTCGAAAGTGAACCGAGATTTGGAGTAACTAATCATGCCTATTTGTCTCACCTCTCAATCATTCAATGTAGCCATTATACTACAACCATAGATATTTGCATATCTGGAAGCGACAGCTACTTATCTAATTGCGACATGTGTTTTTCGCGAATAAAGTCCACAAACATATCACGGTAGGAACCTTGGTTCACTTGCGACATACGGATAAAGTACCTTTCCAATTCATCACGATAAAGACCATACCATTCATGGCTCACAAACATTGAATTGTAAGGGTTTGCAAAGTCCGTTTCTTTCAACCATTCACTAAATGTAATCTCACCAGTTTCCAACGGATAAACACCAGCAGTTTCAATTTCATTAGCCAAAATCAGTACAGCATTATCGAACGAACGAGCTTGTAAAGAGTCATCAATATACAACGAAAAGGACCAACCATCTTCCTTTCTACAATCACGCACACCCTGCCAACGAGGACCACGGTATCGTTTTCGTACTTTGAAGTCCTGAACACATAAGGCATATTCGGTCATAAATTTACCTAAAGCCTTGTGTACCACATCGTGCCAATATTCAGTATTAGGTATACTCTTGAGCGCAGAAACCTCGTCTTCGGGCGAGATAAAATCAGTCAGTGTTAGTCGTTTTGCCATATTACCATTCTCCCTTAAGGTCTTCTAAAGACCAGTTATCATTCACTTTCAAAAAGGTATCAACTGCCTTTGCAGGATTTTTCACAAACACGCATTGCCATGCTTTTGGATACCAACCGCATGTACCTAACTGACCTTTTGGTATTACGGCTAGGTAGCCGCTTCGCATGCGTTCAATGTCAAAACAATTCATTATGCTACTCCTTTGCAGCAGGTTACACGAGCCATCTTTTGCCACTTGTTAGGTCGAGACTTCGCCAGGTTGGCAATCTTGATGGCGATACGCAGAGACAATTCACGCAATTGGTTTTGGTGTTTGTCAATAAACTCCATCACCTCACGCTCTTGTTTTTCATTAAGACCATGAGCGCGCAACATGCCGTGGTCTTCGACCACTTGATGAATGCGAATCATATAATCACGGCGCGTTTTCATCGCAAGGTCAATGTAGTGACTACGCGACACCAAGGCTTCAAGGTGAGGTGCAATCTTGTGACCACGACCAATCATATCATCAAAGTCATAGTTGGTAATGAACACGATGGTGCCTTCAAAAACAAACTGTTTTGGAATGACCTCTGCTGATTCCTCATCGACCAACTTGAACTCTGACAGGTAAGACAGGCGACGTTCTTTCATCGTGTCGCACACGGCCTTGAGCATGTTCAGGCTGTCATCGTCAAAGAAAATGCGGTCGGCATCATCAAAGACCACCACACAACCAGGGTGACGATACTGGTACAATGTTTTGTAAAGACCAGTTTTGTTCACCATACCACGAATAACAATCTTGCGAGCATCGTCTACCGTGTTAAGCTTTTCTTCGACAGTAAAAGACTTACCAAGACCAGCAGGACCAGACACGATGAGCGCCTTGATATCGTTATCAAGCGCCGCAGTGGTCATGTCCGACAGAATATCAAAACGGTCAGCCAGTTTTTGTCGAATCTCGGCATCGGTCTCGTTTGTAACCACATCAAGAGGACCAGTAGGTTCAAGGGCCATGCGAGCCACACGAGCTTTAGTTTTACGATAACCAGCTTTTGGTACGCCACGAGGCATAAATCAATCTCCAATCAATTAAAATGTTCAATCATTCAATGTAGCCATTATACTACAACCATAGATATTTGCATATCTGGAAGCGACAGCTACTTATCTATCTGCGACATACTCAATCCTGTCTCATCAGGCCGGGTAGGATATCTCCCGACGACGGGGCGAACCCCGTTTCGACTAAAATGTGTAAAAATTGCCAAGATTTAGGTCAAGCACCAAACCATCGTAAATGACCTGCCCGTTTTCTGACAGGGTGTCATATTCGAGGCTTGGTGCAGGTCTAAAATACTCGCGAATATGACACAATCGAGTGTAAAGGTCACACATACCAACATGGTAATCGCGACAAAAGAGGTAGTGAGCCTCTACAATATCAAAACGGTTCCAAAACATTATTCTACATTCACCCATTTCATGCAAGTTTGAAGGAGATGGTCATAATCCCCAGACATAGCTTCTTCCAAAAAGGCCTCGATATCCTCTCCAGACACCTTATGCTTTCGCAAGGCCCCTTTCATATTTGCGAGAATGGCAAAGGCGTTTCCGTCAGTGCCAACCAGTTTCACCGAAATATTCGGATATTTCATTAGTGACGTTCCTCCATCACATAGTAAATCGTTTCACCAGTTTCCTCGTTGTCATAACAACCAAGGTAACCTTCCTCTACCATGAGCTCGAGCTCTTCGGCGAGCTCTTCCTCAGTATAATCATATTCAAAATCATCCCAAAGCATTATACAATCTCCTGTTTAATTGCACCAATATCACCAGCAATGTGATGGCGAAGAATACGACCAGGTTTTAGATTCTTAACCCAATCGAGCAGTTTTTCACCATCAGTACTGTTTTGAAGCTTCTTGGCCAGTTTCGACCAGGTCATGCGAGTGTAACCACCCCAGGCGTAACAACCGCCTTCCTTCTCAGTACCCACACGCTTACGCGCAGAACCGTGAGCAGGAAACACGACCACATAATCACGAGTCGGACGCGCACATAGTGGCACACCACCACCGCAACCTTCACAGGTCACCGTGTCGTTATAAGTCGCAGGACACACCACAAAACGGGTATCGTTTTCGTTCCACGTCTTATCGTGTTTTACCTTTTCGACAGGTAGAGCCACAACAGTAGGCACGTGCTTACTTGCAATCGAGGCACCCTCGACAGTATCCGAGCTGTAGTTAATCACAGTCGTCGGCTTACCAGTCGATAGACGAGCCTTAAATTGCTTGAACCACTTTGAAACCGGAAAATGAGTATAAGTAAAGCTCACACCATTTTTTGGCACAGCGCGAAGCAATGCGTCGAGGTAGTCATAATCTACTTCGGATGCACCATCTTTCGGGCTGGGGTTTAACTTACACTCGGTCGGACAGGTAGACAACATATTGCCTGGGCCTGCACGGTAAGACTGAGCACAATTACCAGTCTTACGGTTCTTGGAGAACTCAATAAGGTTTAACATACTATTCCTCTTTACCAAAGGCGTTCGTTCGCCCATTCTTCGGGCGTTATACCGCTTATGATGAATTCGCGCTCGTCAGCAGAAAGGTGCGGAAATGCATTCTGCACCAACTCACCAGCTTGGTAGCGGTCGAATTGCTCTTGTGTCACATCGAGCGACATATGACGCTCAATACCAGTTATAATTGATTTACGCATAAAAATCATAATAATTCCAATTCAATTTTCAGTGTAACCAGTATACTACAGTCACGAATAATTGCATATCTCAGAGCGACATCCACTTATTCATCCGCGACATACTTAATCCTGTCTCATCAGGCCGGGTAGGATATCTCCCGACGACGGGGCGAACCCCGTTTCGACTTCAATCAGTTTCAGCTATAATTTTTTCCCACTCTTTTAGGTTGGTCAAAGGCATGGTCATATCAATCACACCATGCTCGAAGTGTAGGTATAGAATACCATCCTTCGTTCGGTA